TTACTGGGGAACCGTGACAGTCACCTTCTTCGGGCGTTCATTGCCGTTGCCCGGCACCAGCACGGTGATCACGCAGACCGCCTGTCCGCCTTGCGTCTGGGAAGAAGCCGAGAGCAATTGCCCGCCGGTCTGGCCGACAACCTGATTGGCAGCGCCCGAACAATCGGCGGCGGTGCGGACGATGGCGGTGCCGTCAGGCGCCCGCAGATCCTGCGACACGGTAGCGACCGGCGTCATGGTTGCGGCCTGGGCGGCAACTAAGCCGATACTGAGGAAATTCATGATCATGATCAGCCCTGGAGCGGTTCGTATTTCATCTTGGAGCCAGTGATACAAGATCCTGCCTGAACCGCAAATGAATGGAAACCTGAACCGTTGCCGATCTCCCGGCACACACCTCACCCGATCCGGCTTTTCGCTCTAAGCCGCCCGACAATGGCGATGATGCCGCCAATCGCTGCGCCGAGTGATGAAAGAAACCCGGTCAGCGCCTCGGCCTCCGCCTCTCCCAGTTCAAGTCCGGCGAGACCAAGGGCTGCCGAGCCGATTGTGACGATCGCGCCCCACAGGGTTTTCGATTTCCACCAAGGTTTGATGTCGGTCATGGCGGATGTCCTTTCAAGGTTCTCGCACAGGTTTAAGGTCAAGGTTTTTCAGGCTGGTCTTGGGGGACCGTCGCGGGAAATCAGAGGCTGCAGGTCGTGGCTCGGCTGATCCCCCAGGGCACCCGCTTTCCGGCCTGTGCCACACGGAAGGTCAGCGACAGCTGCGGCGCGCCGAAATCGGCGAGTTCATTGGCCGCCGGATAAAGCCAGTCCGACGTTTCGGTTTCGGCCGTCCGGATAAGCGTGGCGCCATTAAGGATCTCGATGCGGTAGCGCTCGTAGCCCTCGTCATTGGCTATCTCGGCGGGCGTCCAGCTGTCGGCGGACAGCCTGCCGCGACGGATCCAGGACAGTTTCACGCCCTGCGCCTGCCTCACTGCCCGCATATGCACCGGTGACAACGGCGTCAGCGCCCGCTCGCCGCCGGCGAAAACCGTCGGTGACGGTGCGCCCGCCAATCCACCGCTTGCCTCGGCAATCCAGTTGAAGGCGCGCCCGGCTTCATCGAGGGAAAGCCCAAGCGATCTGACCGTGCCATCGAGAACAATGAAATCCGCACCTGCCGCCGCCCCGGCGCGCATGGCGTCGTCGGTTCCGGCCTGTCCGCGCAAAAGGCTTTCAAGCCGCCAGCGCCCCGGCTCGATTTCCACAGCGCTCTCGAACTGGATGATCTCCCAGCTTCCCGCATCCGAGCGGACCGCCACCGCGTTGGCCCCATTGAGCACGGCCAGACGGCTGGCGCTCGACAGGCCTCCAAAGCCAAGATCGACCAGGATCGGCGCATTGCGGTCGAACCGGCCTTCGATCTGTCCCGGCGGCAAGGCCTCGGCGAGTACGCCGATGCGGGCCGGTGCGTCCAGCCTGGTTCGAGCCGCATAGCCTTCGGTTTCAACGGAACTGGAGAGAACGACCTGCCGCCAGGGGATTGCCAGCGCCCCTGCCCTCGCCCATCCGGCCTCCTCGATGCCCGTCAGCACCGGCAGATCGAGAAAGACGATTTCCGGAACGAACGGCGCATTGGCATCATTGCCCGCGTCACCGGGATAGATCTCGGTTGCCCGTGGCGCCGCGGCCCCGGCATGGGCCACGGCCTCGATGCGGCGGACTGCGCCATCCTCGATCCGGGTGATGCGGAAACGAGTCTGCGGGGCGGTCGCGATCGCGAACCGGACCGTGTCGCCCGGCTCAACTCCGGCGACCTGCGGCGGCAGGGCAAAGCGCAGCTGGCGGCGCAGCAGGCGGTGATCCTGCAGCCATCGGTCGGCGGTGACGCGGGCCAGTCCCGCGTCCATCGCCACACTCAAGGGCAGATCGCGCTGGCGCACGGGCTCGCCCTCAAGTCGGCGCGATCGCGCCGAGGCCGGAGCGTAATCGCTCATCGGATCGGCAGAGAGCAGCACGGCCTCGTTGGCGAATTCGCCCCTTTCACCGAGGACTTCCTCGAACAGCGGTCCCTCGCCGGGCTCCGCCACCGCGTCGATCTCAAGCGGCGCTGCGCCACGGTCGAGCCGCGAAGTGAAGACCAGCCCATCAGGGCCTTCGCGCACATCGATGGCAAAGGCTTCGACCAGCGGTGCCAGCACCGCGCGCACCGAGGCGGAGTTGGAAATCACGTGTCCGGTCACCATGCCGTCGACCCCGTCGACATTGAAATCCGTCATCCCCGCCTCGATGAGGATGGCGGCAATCAGATCCTTCAATGCCACCGTGCCCAGCCTGCCGTTGAGCCAGTGACCGGTGCGCCAGTTGGGGCCGTCGGACCAGATCCGCGCAGACAGCGGAAAGGCCGGGAACGGCCGTGCGTCCCAGGTCCACAGGTGAATGCGGTCGGTTTGAACCATGCCGTCGGCATTGTTGGCGCTCGACCAGTGGGCCAGGTGAGCCTCCAGGAACGCCCGCTGGGCCAGGTCGTCGCGCCCGCCCGACGAGTACCAGGGGATCGCGCCTTCCGAGGATTTCGGATCAGGAAACAGGTTGGGCTGGTTGGCGCCCTTGTCGACCGCGGGACAGCCCAGCTCGGTGAACCAGAACGGTTTCGAACCCGGCACCCAGGGGCTGGGGCTTGCCGCCTCGGCGCCGCCGATCCGGTCGAAATGCTGGTTCTGCCACCAGCCGCGCAGATCCTTGACCCGGTAGACCCAGTGCTTGCCGGCAAGCCCGTCGGTGATCGGCAGCCGCTCCCGCGCATCCCGACCCGCTTCACTGGCATAAAACCAGTCGAAGCCCTCCCCGCCCTCGATTGCAGCGCGCATGGCCGCCTGATCATTGGCAAAACCCGCACCGTCGGGATTGCCGGCCATGAGGTCCGCGTCACGCCAGTCGCTCAGCGGCATGTAGTTGTCGATGCCGATCGCACCGATGGCCGGATGCGCCCAGACCGGGTCGAGATTGAAGAAGATATCGCCCGAGCCGTCATCGGGCCGGTAGCCGGCATATTCGGTCCAGTCGGCGGCATAGGTCACCGTTGTCGCGCCGCCCAGCATCGCCTTGGTATCTGCCGCGAGCTGCACGAGCTGGTCGACGAACGGAAACGCGCCGGTTTCGTCCCTCAGCCGGGTCAGGCCGATCATTTCCGAGCCGATGACGAAGCCGTCGACACCGCCGGCGGCGATGGCCAATGCTGCGTGATGCAGGACGAAACGCCTGTAGCCATCGTCCCCGCCCAGCCAGTCGACCCTGTCGCCGGAGACGGCAACATCCGAGACAAGCGTTCCACCGCACAGCGCATTGATTTCGCTTCGCATGGTCGCAGTTCCATCCGGTGTGCCTGGCAGTCCCGGTGCGATGCTTGCCGTCATCCGCCCGCGCCAGGGATAGACCGGCTGGCCGGTACCGCCGGTCGGATTTGGCAGGCCATTGCCCAAGGGTATGTCCATCAGCACGAAGGGATAGAGCACCACCTTGAGGCCGCGCGCCTTGAGATCTCGGATCGCCTCGATCAGCGCGGCATCGTCGGGCGTGCCGCCATAGGCCGGGCCGCCATTGCTGGTGGAAACCAGGTGCGCGGTGGCGCGGGTCAGCCCGCCCACCTTCCAGGGCCGTGTCTCGCCGTTGCGGGCGAGCACCTCGACGCCGGGGCGGAAGCGGCAATGGCTGGCGCGCAGATCATCGCCGAACCAGGCCGAAACCAGCGCCACAGATTTCAGATTGGGGCACAGCGCCTGCAATTCGTCGATGGATTGGGTCCAGTCGGTCGCGGCCTGGCGCATGTTGCGGTTGAGCGTGCGGGCTGCACCCACGCCAATGGTCTCGCGCACCTGCGTCGTCGCGTAGCCATGCTCGGTCGAACCGGGGATCACCGCCACCGCTTCGATTGCCGGCTCCAGTCCGCCGACAGGCCGGACCACCTCGAACTGCAGCGCCGGGATGCGGTTGCCGAAATCATCAAGCGGCAGCCGCTCGAACACCACATAGGCAAGCCCGCGCCAGGCCGGTGCGCGTCCGGCACCCTGCTTGGCCTCGATCAGCGGATCGGGCAATTGGCTCGCGGTTCCGCGGTAGATCCGCATGTCGAGGCTGTCGAGATCGAGTTCCCGCCCGTCGACCCAAACCCGGCGGATGAAGGCGATCGGCCCCTCGCAGAGCCCGAGCGCGAAATTGGCATGGTAATGATACCGCTCGACATTCGGCCCGCCGCCCTTGCCGCCCTGGCGTTCCTGCGTCACGGTTTCCTCGAACCGGGTCGCCCAGATCAGCGCGCCGGCGATGCGCATCGAGCCGTGCACGCGCAGGATCGGCGATCCCTCGTCGGCGGAGGGAATGCGCGCGCCGCTCAAGCCCCGCCCGGCGATGGTGCGGGTGGAGTTGATCAGCGCGGTGTCGAGCATGCCGCCGACGGTCGCGCCGATGGCCGATCCGATCGCGGTGCCCACCGGCCCGAACACACCACCAAGGGACGCGCCGGCCACCTGCAGAAGAATTGTCGCCATGTCGTGTCTCGCCTTTCAGCTGGCCCGGGGAATGCGGTAAACAGCAGCGATCCGCCGCCGCCAGGAGGGAACCAGTGCGCTTTCGATCACGCCCGCGGGCTCGTAGGCGTGGATGAAACGGTCCGGGCCGGACAAAATGCCCGCATGCTTGGCAGACATCCCGACTCGCCAGCGGAACAACAGAATGTCGCCGGCCATCGCCTCCGGCAGCGGCACCGGATCGCCGCAATGGTTTCGCGCAGCCGCCATCAGACGCTCGCTTCCGGACCGCTCGGCCCAGTCCGGTGCATAGGCGCCGGGGTCTTTCGTCACGCTTCCGGTGACCTCGGCCCAGACCCCGCGCACCAGCCCGAGGCAATCGCAGCCGACGCCCTTGCGGCATCCCTGGTGGCGATAGGGCGTGCCGATCCAGCCACGCGCTGCCGCAACGATGCGCTCGCCGTGAGGATCCGTACTCATGGCACGATCGGTCTTCCGTCATGAACCGTATCGGTATCGGCATAGCCATAGGCGAAGTCGCTGCCGGGCAGATAGGGAAAGCCCTGGAAATTGAATCCGTTGCCGAACTTGGCTGAACAGGTTTCGAAGGCCTTGTCGCACCCCGCGGTGACGGACAGCTGATCCCCCGGCGCCGGCAGACGCGCAAGCGGCGACCACAGCGAAAGCCGTACCCCGCCGGGCTCCACCGCATGGCTGGAGATGTCAGCGGACAACCCGGCAAGCAGCCCGGTGACGAAGCGGATGCGGCCCTGGTCGAACCATCCGGCGGGCCGACCGTCGAGACCGCTGACGAGCAGGGTCATCTCGTCGTTCACTGCAGCAATCGTCCCGCTCAGGGTGAACGGGGCCGCCGAGATGTCCCGGCCGCAGCGCGCGTCCCCAAGGTCGGCATCGCAACGCCGTCCGTAGAGCCGTCCGTGCGGCTGATCGAGCGAAGCTGCCAGACTGCGCAGCTCCACCGTGAAGGCCTGTCCGGCGGTGCGAACCTCGCCCAGTTCCCGCGTCGACAGCAGCACATGGTCACCGGGGCTCTGCCAGTTGACCAGGAAGGTCTCGACGCGGGCGCCGTCATAGCGTCCGAGCGCCAGGTCATCTGCGCTGATCGCCGCGTCGGAAAAGGCGCCCGCCACATTGGCGGCATCAGCTTCCAGTCCCAGCCCGGTCTCCACCTCGCTGGGGCGAAAGCCGGTGGCGGCGGAGAACACCGTGCCGGAAAATTCGAGATCATGATCGTGCTCGGTGAAGCCAAGCACCAACCCATCGGTCCGTGTCAGCCGCCAGGCATGGCAGGTCGTGGTCGAAGTCTGGTCAAGATGCGCTGCAAGTGCTTCGGGAATGTTCCTCATGGCCGGATCTCCACCAGCGGCACGCTCGGCACCGAGCCAGCCTTGAAGACCGCGAGGCTGATCTCGATGCGGTCGGTGTCAAAGCGCACCGGAATGTCGAATTCATACCCCGCGGTCACAATGGCGCCGGGCGCCGGAACAGAGCCCGGTGCAATCGTCACCAAGCCGCTGGCATGATCGACGGCATAGTCGCCCGGTTCCAGCGCCAGGCCACCGACCGCTAGAACCACACTGCCCCCGGCCGGCTTGTCGATCCGGCGCGTGGTTGCGCCGCCCGCATCGGCATAGGTCTTGCTGAGTTCGAACAGGAGCTTCACCCCGTCTCCCACCCCGATCCGCTGGTCGATGGCAGTGACCGCCTGCCCCGGCGGGGCCGAGGCATGATCGACCGGATCGCGGAAGCGGAATCCGTAGAGCTGGCCACGCCGCGCTTCGAAGAACGCCGTGAGCTGGTAAAGGTCCTCGAGCCCGCGCAGGCCTGTCCCTGCGTCATAGCGCCGCCGCGCATCGGCCCAGCGCGCATTGCGGGTTTCGCCGCCGTTTGACAGCGCCACGATGTCGGTGCGACGTCCCGGTCCGCCGCTGGCGCCGAGCGACAGCCTGAGCGGAAACCGTACTTCGTGAAAGCCATTGGTCATCTGGTCCCCTCTCTCAAAGGCCGCGCCGGCCGCGGCCGACCGCGCGGGCCAGCATGGCGGTGACCTGTGCCTCGGATTTGGAAAAACTCTGCGCGTCCGGCGTGGTTACATTGAAGGTCACCTGCACCGTTTGCGCAGCCCCGCCCGCGGCCACGCCGAGGCGGCCGTCCGGCCCGCGGGCGAGCGGCAGGATCGCTTCCGCGCCCGCCTCGCCCATCAGCTCGACATCGCCACCCGGCATCGGAAAGTAGGACGGCCCGCCCACCACGCCGCCATCGGCAAAGGCGTGCATCCGGCCCGGCACGCCGCCTCGGGCAAATGGCAAGAGGCGGCCGAGGCTTCCGGTCAGCCCGGCGATCGAGTTGCTCATCAGCCGGTTGAGCGGGCGCGTTCCGGCATCCACCGCGATGCCGACCATTCGGGTGCCGAGCGTTCTGAGAACGTCGTCAAGGCCGCGACCGTCGACGGTGGCGGATTTGAGCGCGCCCGACAGGGCTCCGCCAAAGGCGTCGGCCTTGCGCGTCAGCTCATCGAGCGCCCGGTCGGCGCCATTGAGATCGAGTTCGACATTGACGTTGAGGTTCGGCTCATCGGTCATCGGAAGGCTCCTTTCGCGTGTGTTGGGCGGGCTCTCCGCACCTGTCCGGGTAGAGTGCCATCAGCGCCTGCAGCGACGCCCGGCTGGTCGTTTCATGCCGGTCGCCTGCGCCGGCGAGCGCGTTGAGTTCAATAAGGCTCAGCCGCCAGAAGGCTTCAGGTGACAGCCGCAGGTGGCCGAGGCCGAAGCGGAGCACGGACGCCCAGGGGAAAAACGTCCGGTCGCGCAT